TTTAATGCGATTCAATCAATTATTGCTAACGTTTTAGGTACAGGATCTGGATCTACCGGATATGGTCAACCTGTAACAAGCAGTCAAGTAACTGTTGGCGGCAAAATTACGGCAGTAGGTTGGCAACAATTAAGAAACGATTTACTTGCGGCTCGTCAGCATCAAACAGGAAACAATGAAAGTGGAAATTTAACTCCACCTAGTACTGGAATTCTTGTTAGAGAATACGATCGTGCCGCGTATCTAGCGTATGCACAACTAATTCAAGCTAATCAATATTCTGTAGGTACAGGCCAATCAAGTCCTGCAACTTTAAGTAATCCTACACGTACTACTCCGTTTACCGGCACACTAACACATCAAGTTACATTAAATTTTGGAAGTGCTAATGCCGCTAGGTATTTTTTCAATAGTGGAAGTAATATACAATTTAGTGCAAGTTTAACAGGTTCTCCACAAGGAGATAACAGTACTACAAAGAGTAATGATTTTGCAACATTACTATCTGGAGTACAAACTATAACATTTAATTATAATAGTACTACTACTAGTAACCCTGGCGGATCAAATCAAACAATAGCAAGTAGTGTAGGCTTTTATCAGTTAACTACTAGCCAACAATTATTGTTTAGAAAAACTACTTCAAGTCCTACCTATACTAATAACCAATATGACATTTATGCTCAAATTGATGGAACAGGCTCTGTAGTTACATTTTTTATTAAATTCCAAGATACTGGAGCAGGTTCTAATCCAAGCGGTTATAACGTAGACTGGCAAATTGAAGGAAATTTAAACAGTACAGTGATAACTAACTATGCATCTGGATCAAACGTATCTATGATGACACCTAATCCAGCTAATCCATCTTTGACGTACTTCCCGACAGTTACACAGTCAGGACCTTAATACCCTAATCTATTGACAAGATAACTACTGTAGTGTAATATTATACACTACGGAGTTTTCTATGGATGAACGGATTGAAAAAGCATTTGCAGTAGCAAATTACATGTCTACTTTGGCAAACCAAAGACGCATAATGCTAGAAGAATACAATCAAAAATTATTGTATTATATTAACGGTGCAACATTTAAAATTAATTTAGAATTAATTAATTTCACTAAATTAACATTAGATTTAGGACATGTTGAAGATACTGCATTTATTGATAGCAACGATTTGCCAGTTGTAATTAATGATGTTCAGGACTTTTTTGATAACATTGTTTCAATCTATTTCGAAGCAACTAATGATTATGCCGCCAAATATGCAGAAATCAAAAGTAAAAGAAAAATTTCTAATATTGTTGAGTTATGACAACCGGCGCAGTAATATTTGCTCAGAATAATTTGACTATTGACTATATTAAATTATCAATATTTGCGGCTTCACGAGTAAAACAATATTTAGAAATCCCAGTATCTATTGTAACAGATAGTAAAGAATATTTGTTAAACAAGTTTCCAGATCATCCATTCGACCAAATTATCGAAATCGAATTTAGTCCATCTAACCAAACTAAAAAATTCTACGATGGTAGTTTAGAATCAAAAAATCTACCTTGGAAAAACGAAGCACGTAGCACTATATATGATTTAACACCGTACGATCGTACATTAGTAATTGATAGTGATTATATTATCAATTCAAAAATATTAAAACATGCGTTAAACAACAATTACGATTTTCAAATATATCGCAATAGCTTCGACTTAGCAGTTGATCGTAGTTCTGCAGAATTTAAAAGAATAAATCAATACAGTATTCCATTTTATTGGGCAACGGTATTTGTATTCCAAAAAAACATAGTTACTGAATCGTTTTTTAATTTAATTTCTTATATTAAAGAAAACTGGTCCTACTTTAAATTGTTGTATAATATCGATAGTTCAACATTTAGGAACGACTTTGCTTTTAGTATTGCTATTCACATTATGAATGGTAAAACAGAAGGAGATTTTGCGGTAGAACTTCCAGGAACTATGAGTTATATTATGGATACTGATTTACTAGTTGAGGCAAAAGACGATAGTATGCAATTCCTAACTCCTAAAAAAAATTATATAGGAGAATACCTCATGACAAAGACAACCGGTATAGATGTTCATGTAATAAACAAAATGAGTTTATCTAGATTTATAGATGGAGGATCTGGTGTCTAAAGGATTTTTATTATTTGCACAGAATACTAAAGATGTTGATTACATTATTCAAGCGTATGCATTAGCATTGAGCATACAGTTTAGTCAAACAGATGTTAAATCGGTATCTTTAATTACAAATGATCCAGTGCCTGATGAGTATAGATCAGTGTTTGATCAAATTATACCAATTCCGTGGTTCGATGAAACTCAAGATTCGATTTTAAAAACAGAAAACCGCTGGAAATTTTATTATGCAACTCCGTACGATGAAACTATTGTACTAGATACTGATATGCTTTTATTAAAAGACATATCAACATGGTGGAATTATTGTAGCAATTACGATGTTAAATTTTGTTCTAAAATACTTAATTATAAACAAGAACAAGTACTAGAAGATACATTTCATCGAAAAACATTTATTTCTAATAACCTATCTAATCCATATTTTGCGTTACACTATTTTAAAAAGAATGAAGCAGCCTTTGAATTTTATAAAGTATTAGAGTTTGTTATTACTAATTGGGAATTTTGTCGAGGAACATTTGCTCCACTTGATCCTCAAGAATGGTCTAGTATGGATTTAGCTACTGCTATTGCTATTGAAATTTCTGGAATGTGGGATACTGTAGTAGACGAATTAGGTATACTGCAATTCGTACATATGAAAACTCCTATTCAAGGATGGGAATCTACTCCAAGCAGTTGGAGAAATTTTGTAAATTATATGATTACCGATAAAGGTGATTTTGTTGTTGGCAATATTAAACAGGCAGGATTATTTCATTATGTAGAAAAAGATTTTATTAATCAGTCTGTATTAAAACGATTAAAGGAGTTAGCATATGGCTCGTAAAAAAACAGTAGTATTGCCTCCCCCTCCGCATCGTACAAATACATATTATGTGTATTATGATAAAACAACAAACGCTGTGCTAGCCGCCACAAACGAAAAACATCCGGGATTTACAGATTACCTTGAAGTAGACTTTGATACATTTGAAAGATTTTCCTCAGGTAAAGACAAATTTAGCGATTATCTTTTAGGGTATGTTAAAGACGGTGACACAACTACTTTAAAATTAATTTCAGTAATTGCCCAAGCATACAAATTTCAAAATACCATGCTGGAGGTTATAACTGATAACACAGTTACAAACCCAGAACTATTAGTAGAATGGCACGGTCCTAATAAAGAATGGAATTTCTTTTTATCAGATACTGCTAAAAAACGACTTACTGGAAAATTAGAAAATTCTAAATTATTATTTTTTGTTATATTAGAAAATGATTATGATTTTTTAATTAGAACTATTGTTATAGATTCTCGTGAAATAATTACAAAAAATTGTATTGGTATACCTTTTGAAAACACGTTTGAATTAAATATAGACAAAATTAACATAGCAACAAGATTAATTTTTGAAAGTCAAAAATTAAGGATTATAAATGAAGACAATTAAAATTATAGAACAGGATATTATATTTTTAAGTTACAACGAGCCTAATGCTGAAAAAAACTATGCCGATTTGCTTACAAAAGTTCCTTGGGCTAAACGTGTTCATGGAGTTAAAGGCAGTGATGCCGCACACAAAGCCTGTGCAAAATTAAGTGAAACAGAATACTTTGTTACAGTAGACGGTGACAATATCATCGATCCTAAATTTCTAGAAGTAGAAATTGAAATTGACGGTGTAAAATTTACTGATGATAATGTCTTTAGCTGGTGTGGTAATGTCTACGTAAACAATTTAAAATACGGAAACGGTGGGCTCAAATTATGGACACGTAAATTTGTGAATAACATGCGTACTCATGAAAATAGTGATCCGAATGATGACAAAGGTCGAGTTGAGTTTTGTTTTGATGACAAGTATTATCAATTTGATGAATGCTACAGTGACAGCTTTACTAATGCAACTCCAGAACAAGCCTGGAGAGCAGGATTTCGCGAAGGTGTTAAGATGTGTTTAGTCCAAGGAGCTAAAGTAACTAATACTAAAGAAATTTGGTGGAAGAACTATCATAGACTGCTAATATGGTGTAACATTGGTGCAGATGTAGATAACGGTCTTTGGAGTATGTATGGAGCAAGAGAAGGTGCATACTTAACATTGTGTACAGATTGGGACTATAGTAATGTTCGAGATTTTGATTGGTTAGCAGATCAATGGAAAACAACATATAGTAAAATAACAAATGAAATGTTACCCCACGAAATAAGCGGTCTAGGCGAAACTCTTAAACATGAGTGCAATTTAGAACTTGTAGAACCTAGTAAAGATGTAAGTAAATTCTTTAAACAAGTTTACGAAAATATTCCACGCACTGTAAAAAGACGATAATGTACGATATTTTATTCATTAGTTATAATGAAGTGTATGCGGATGAAAACTTTGCTAGATTAAAAGAACGATTTCCGTTAGCAAAACGTATACACGGGATTACTGGTATACATCAAGCACATATCGCCGCCGCCAAAAAAGCATTTACAAAAATGTTTTGGGTAGTAGACGCAGATGCAATAATACTAGATTCTTTTAATTTTGATTATAGTGTTCCAGACTGGGATTTAGAAGTTGTTCATGTTTGGAAAAGTCGTAATCCTGTTAACAATTTAGAGTATGGTTATGGCGGAGTAAAACTACTTCCAAAAAAATTAACTATGAATATGAGTACTGATAGTATAGATATGACTATGAATATTAGTCCTAATTTTAAAGTTATGGATGAAGTTAGCAACATAACAGCCTTTAACACAGATCCGTTTAGTACTTGGCGTAGTGCATTTAGAGAATGTTGTAAATTATCAATAATAAAAAATGAAGAAGCAGAGATTCGTTTAAACCGATGGTGTACTGTAGGATCGGATTTAGATGCAATTAATGGCGCACTTGCAGGAAGAGAATACGGAAAAAAAAATGCCTCCAATCCGGAGGCATTATCTAAGATTAACGATTTTACTTGGCTACAAGATCAGTGGTCATTGGAAAAATCTTAGCTATAACTTCGGCACAAGCAATAGCAACTTCTTGGTGTTC